CAGATGCCTCGACCTCTTCAACGGACTCCTCCGGCTCAGGTATCTCTACCTCTCCGTCGGAAATCGCTGCGGCTTCAAACGCCAGATCGAATGCGTCCTCAGTAAAACCTGTGTCTTCGCTCATCAAAACCTCCAATTTTAGTGCATTGTATCAGACTTATACATTGTTCGTCAACTCAAATTCTCGTATAAGATCCCTACATTCTCTCGCTCTTCCGCGAGCATTCGTATCATCGTGCCCTTCTAGCTTGTCTCGGTACCTGCCACGACGTAATGCGAGAAGCTCACAAACGAGCTTCAATGCAGGTTGTCCTTTGTAGGCTTCGAGCCTGTCAAGTACGTTCGCTTCTGCTTCCCTTGTCACTGCACGCCTCCCTGAGCAGTTGATATTAATGTCTTGAGGTTCTCAAGCCTGTTCTTGTCTTCCACCGATTTGGCATTGGCAAGATTCATCTCAATCCGGGAAATGATTTCCTCAATCGCCGCATCGGCGGAACCTGCCTTAACACTTGCGTCGACACGTTTCTTCGCGGCATCCGCTTCTTGATTGGCAGTCTTCGCAGCAGTGAGTCCCTGCTCTGTCTGAGACGCCTGGGCGGCAGCGTCGCTGAGGCTTTGGAGAACCTGCTTCGCCTCTTCCTCGGGAAGAAGCCTGTCGGTCGGTAAGTCTCTTGCCTTAAGCCTGTCCACAAGTAGCCCATATGTATCGAGTATCGCTCTCTCCTCCTGAGTAAGCGTCATAACGAACTGGTCAAGGGCGGCCCCGCGAACTTCCTTGGCAACCAGAGAAAGGTTCCCTTTGGCAACGACCTGGTAGTCTCCCTTGATTTCTTCCTTGGCATTGAACTCCATATTCCACATGAGCATGGAGTTGATGAGGCTTGTTGTGAATTTGTCAAAAGCGCGGACAGTATCTTTCGTCACCATGTTGGCGCCGCCCATCATCATGCTCATGTTATTGCTGGTCCGAAATGCCTCGCCCAACGGCTGCTGCATCCCGCCCATGGTAAACGCCGGAAGATTACTCTCGATGTCGAGTTGCTGCCTCTGCATCTCAATGATGTTCAATATCTCGCCAACATGGGAGTCAGTCCTAATCGCCCGAACACATGGGTACTGAGCCTCAAGAATCTCCCCCTCTCGTTCAATTGTCATGAACGCATGGATAGGACCAATACTCTTCCTGCCCCTGGGGAGCATGTTCGTGTTAACCTCGAAAATAGGGCCGGCGACCGCAGCCATATTGTCCATCAGCGCCCGGGTGGATGCGCACAATGACATCTGAGAGTCCCGCACTTCCTCCGGCAAGCCGACGCCGGTGAGTCCTGAGTCCTCATCCTCAGTATAGATAAAGGCATGGTACTGGTCTGACGGACGGTTGCCGAACGCAGCCTTCTCCGCCTTGATAACGACATCGTCGATGAACCACAAATCTGCGAGGATATCCTGGTCAAGCTCATCGTCCTTCACATCCACTCCGGCGTTGCTTAGAGTGTGCGCCGAGATAAACCCTAGCGCCCTGTATACTTCGTACCGTCGCGCTGTCCTGTCAGAGAGGTTCGAAGACTTGGCAAGAACTTGAAGCTCGGCCTCAAAAGTCTTCGCCTCGTAGTTCCCCGTAGCGTGACCGGCAAGGTACTCTTTGATCTGTCCCTTGAGAAAGTCCGGGCGGTCTGCAAGTTTTGCAAAATCGTGGCGGGTAAGGACCATCCTCTCAAATATCAACTCCTGATCTTCCCATGCCCGGGCAGACATATCCGGGTAAGCATCCCAGATTCTAACATACTCAGGATACGGCCGTCTGAGCTTCTTGGCTTTCGCCTCGTACTCTCCAGTGTCTGGGTTCAGTACCCACACGCGCTCCATCTGGGTACGTACCATCGGGCTTCTGGCAATGCCAAAGCCGTAGATGTAGCCGCTACGAACAACCCTCTTTGCCATCTGCGGGTAGTCAATATCGGGGTCGGCAAGTTGGTCGGCAATCTCGGTCTCCATCTTTTCCTTACGCTCAGAAGCAAAGGCCCGTACCTCACGCTCAATGGCATCGCTCGTCACCAGCGCACCCGTCTCATCTGCCTGCATCTTGAGCATGTCAATAATGCCCTGCAAGGCGTCTTTCGGGATAGAAGGGTTCGGAGATACGGACAACTCCCAGTTCTTGTCGAGCGCCGGGAACATCATCTCCATCATCTTGGCGACTCCGCCCTTGACCTTGACCCTAGTGTCCCTCGGATAGACATGCGACCGCTCGTCAGGGATCTTCTTATTTACGTCCGGGTCATACTTGCCCAAGTACTGCCGGAGATTTTTCAACCACTGAATTTCAGCAAGATTCCGGTCGGAAATAAACTGACCAAGCTGAGACTTGAGATGCGACCCAAGTTTTGCAAGTTCTTCGGATGTAGTATTCATATCAATATCCTTCAGCCTGCGCCGGCCGGTAGGGTTGGTAATCGTTCAGTGGGTTGTGGTCGTCGTATACGGTAAAATCAGCAGGGTCGTACCTTCGGCTCGAAAGAAACATAGCACCGTACTGCCCGCCCTCCACAAGGTGAGAGCATGGATGCGTCTTGTCCGGCTTATCGTCGTATGCTTTCTCCAATGACAACTTCTTCCGACGATACTTATAATTCGACTGCATCGCAGAAATAAAGCTCTTACACGACGGGTCAATCAGAACCTTGGGTTCCATATCCGGATACTCGGAAAACCAGTCATCAAGTGCTTTAATGCGCACAGATGGATCATTCGTACTGGCAGGCTTTGCCATATACCCTGCATCCTTGAACATCTTAAAACTGGTACTCTCGTCCGAGTCCGCTCTACGAACGCCGGAAGGGTCGCCAATCACCACGACAGGGTTATGCGGAAATGTCGTCATCTGCATCGGCATAAACTTGGTACGGATATACCGCTTGGTGCCCATGTCAAACGCCGGAGTCTCTCGAAGGATATACACCCGTCCATCCTCCTGCATCTGCATCCACAGTCCTGCAGGCGTCAGTCCGAAATCCTGCCCGACAATAACCGGAAGAGTAGGATGGATGGGAAGAGAACTCTTCGATACATGCCTGTCGTACCGAAATGAATCATGATATACCGGCTTGCCATCCTTTGACATTGCGTACTCAGCCTTAATGTAGACACTGATATATGCCTTACTACGACCTTTGGCTTTCTTTGTGTAGTACCCAGGCGACAAGTTTGGGATGTTCTCCGCCTCGTCAGAAATACCGCTTGGCTGCCTGAAAGGATCGCAGTCAACTATCGTGTCAGGATCTCCGTCCTCTAGCGGCTGACGCTCAAATATCTTCCACCAATATGACCCAATCTCCGGCATATTCGTATCGGCGATCATCATCCAATAATTGGACCCGCCCATCTTCTGCGATGGATACCGCTCAAGGCGCCCCTGCAAACCCTCTACAATATCTTGATGGATATGTCTACACTCGTTCAACCATACGCCTGTCAACTCCAAGGAAAGGACATTCGCCACATCGTCGGGCGTATCTAGCGGCATAAAAATAATTTCCGCCTTGACATCTCCAAACTCAAGATAGTAAGTATCGTCAGTAACTTTCCAATATCCGACCCCCTGCCGGGACGGGAACCAATCGAACCAAGTCTTGAGGGTAGTGTTCTTCAACTGTTTCCTGGTATTCCGAATTACCGCCCAACGACTCCGACGGAATCCGTCAGGTCCAACCTTCTGCTCTTGACACCTGCGGAATATTTCAATGCAGCAGGCAACTGACTTTCCGGAATTTCCGGTAACAAATACGAACCCATTATGTCTAGCTAGAAAAAACCCAGTAGGTACTGTAAAGCAATACTTCTTGCCATCCTCCGTCGCTACTCGACTAACGGTCAGAGAATCCCCCCTAAACGTAGCTACTGCCTTGAGCGACCCTGGCATAGCAATATGAACTACATAACAAGGATTCCAATTCTCCTGCTCATACTCTACCTTTACTATTCTTGCCTTCCCGCCAATAGCGTGAACAGCGTACTGCATAAAATCGGCATCTATCTTATGCCCAGAATGAAACCTCATATCCGGCCCTTCAAACAGCCCATCCCAATGAGACATCTCATCCACCACGATCTGCAGTTGTCTCTGAGATAGTTGCCTCCAACACCACCCTTCGTAAGTTTTACCTTTGTACGGCGACTCAAAAATAAAATTTACCTCAGTGGGCCGCGTTGCTGCCTGCCTCTCCTCAAAGTCTATCAGGCATGTGCGCAGCAGCGCCCGGATTCTAACTTTCTTTCGCTCTTTCCGGACACATATTTTGGTTTGCCGGCCATTCGGGATGTGGTGGGCGTCTGCGTTTATAGCGACAGCCAGCCGCAAAAAATCATCAGCTACGTTAACATCCTCGAAGGGGGGTACGAAGGTAGTAGGAACTCTATGACTAGAGGGTTTCCGTTCCAGCCGTTCAGCGGTCCTGACTACGAACTTGCCCTCCCAATCATACAGCGGAACTCTATGCTCCTCGCTCAACTGCATAGAAAGCGACTTATTCCGAAAATGTATTAGCTCCTTGCACTGCGCCACTATGTAATCTTCAGGCTCAACAAACTCCATTCGCCCATCTGTGTGCCATTGAGCTACACGATCTCCCACTGTATATTGATCGATCCTTTTCCATCCATCGGGAGTCAGAAACTCTGTATCCGCGGAAGTGCATCCGATTGGCCCTTCTATCGCCTTGAAACCCGCATCAGAACGATGGAATCGTGCAACTGTCGGAGCCGATTCACGCACATCATATTGCAGATCAAATACCTTCATCACCACCTAGCCTTTGGCCCGCGAACATCTACATGAACGAATGTCGCGTACAATCCTATCCCGTACCTATCCGGGTATTGCAATTTAAGGTAATCGTAAACGATAGTAGGTCCTACGCCGGCAACCGATATATCAGCAGCTTGGCCTAGCAAATGCCGAGAAGCACTCACCCCGCCAACCAATGCATTGTACCTTGGGCATCGATGCCCGGAAATAATGTGCACAGGCGCATCAAACTTCTTGCGAACATCTCCCAAAACTGACAAAAGCTCGACGTCTACCGTATCACATAAACACCGCCCGCACTTACACTTAAATTCACTCCTGGCAAAATGTTCAGCGAACATTATTTTCAGCCTCCCTATACCCGTTCCACGCCTTCCACCCGAACATCCTCAATGCCCTATATGCTCCGTAAGCGACCCACTTGGCGCCGGTAGTGTAGATGGTAATGTCTCGAAAAAGCTGGTCGTGAAACTTCTGCCCCTTGCAAATAGCAAACGGTCGGCCGTCCCAATCAAGCAAGAAGCCATCTCTATACCCTGGATCGTGTAAAACGCTTGCCCTCCACAACGGACCTGTCGGGGTAGCGAGGAACCGAAAGAATTTTGGAATGCTGGCGCCGTTGACTACAGTCCCTTTCCGAACCATAGCCTGCAACCCTCCCGGGAGGGTGATTTTCCAATCCTCAAGAAGCTCCCATTCGGTCGACGTAACAATGTACTTCCACACCGCCTTCCACCACGGCATCCCATGGTACGACTCGGGAACCTTGGCCACCTTCGGAGAAGGTATCATTTTATTGATGTCGTTTGCTACCATTTCTTTTCGCTTTGCAGTAA